TGACGAAACTAAGGTGCGACTTGTCGGATGCCGGAAAGACAGCAGCGTTAATCGACTGGCTGGAAGCGATCTTGTCTCCTCCACGTAGAAGTGAAGAGGATAGCGACGACGACGATAGCGCGTGAGATGTAGTTATGGCTGCAGATGTATCCGTGCTGATGGAGAAGCTCAACGAGTTGACGCGGGAGCGCAACAAGCTGACAAAGGAGCGCGATACCGCGGTGGCAGAGCGCGAGAAGACAGCCGAGGCATTGAAGATGCTCGTTGCGCGTGTGCATTTCGATGACGGGCGGTGCAAGGCGTGCAGCCGGGAGATCTACTGGATTCGGCATCGCGCCGGGGCGATCACGCCCTACGATCGCGACGGCATCATGCACGTGAACCGCTGCTCCGGCGCTCGGCAGTTCTCGCGCGGGCCGAAGCAGCCGACGCTCTACGAGGGGATGCGATGAGGAAGAAGACGGAACAGCAGCCGAACCCGAAGCCGTTCGAGCCGAAGCGAATCTTCGACTCAATCCGGTATCCGTTCAGTGAGGCCGAGATCAGGCAGTTGGGCGCCGATCTGGCTCATGCGACGCGTGAGGCCATCGACATCGAACGCGCCAAGAAGGTCGCGATGGCGGCGATCGCCGCAGATAAGAAGGACATCGAGTCTAAATGTGCTTCTCTGTCGCTGAAGATCGAGAACGGCTACGAGATGCGCGAGATGGAATGCATCGTGCATTTCGGCGCGCCACGGTCGGGACGCAAGGAGATATTCCGCGCGGACAACGGCGAGTTTGTGCGCGATGAGCCGATGACGCCGGAAGAGATGCAGGCGGCGTTCGACTTTCCCGACGACAAGGGCAAGACCCAGTAATCCGGTGGTTCCGCGATGCGCAGCGCGACGATGAGAGCGTCGGTAACGCCGGAATGGCAACCGCCACCACCGTCGGTGCTCGCCGAGGACGAAGCGCGGCGGATGTGGCGGATGCTGATCCAGCGGGAAGTGTTGAGGCTCGCGCGCCGCGGCGATAAGGTGCGGCCGGAACTGCTGCGGTGGGCAAAGAGCGGATGGAGTAACAACGATGTTGATTAACGTGCGTTCGATTCTGGTTTTGGTCGCGGTCGCGTGTTTCGCGCTCGCCGCGGCGGGTGTTGCGTCGCGGGTGAACCTGCTGGCGGCGGGGCTTGCGGTCTGGGCGCTGTCCACGATCATCACTGTCTGAGGCCACGATGGCTGAACCGGCGGCGGCAGTAATCCGCTCTCACGCTCTCCCGGCGCTCAAGGCAGACGCGCCGCGGCACGCGCAACGCATCTGGCGCGAGATGGACGCCTTTGTGGAAGGACACGCACCGCGCTGGATCGGGCGCGCGGGAGCGATCCTCAACGGCGAGGGCAAACAGGCGTCGGAAGCATACGAGAAAGGCGGCGCGGGGGCTGCGATCGCCTCGGTCGATGATCAGGAGTGGCTGCGCTATCTGCGGTCACTCTGGACGACGACCGTGCCGGCGGCGGGTGCGATTGTCATTCCGTACCTGCCGTCGGACAAAGGGCTGAAGATTACGCCGGAAGAGGCGCTGCTGGCCGCAGCGACCGAATGGCTCAGGATGAACGGATTGCGGGGCGCGACGCAGATCGCCAACACGTCGAGGCGCGAGATCGCGCAGCACATCGATGAGGGCGTGGCCTTGAACGAGTCGTCACACGAGATTGCGATGCGGATTCTGACATCGGTGCGGCTGCGCCGTCCGGCACGCTCGGAAGCGATCGGGCATACCGAGGTCCATGCGGCGTCGAACTACGGTTCTCTGAGCGCCGCGCAGCAGACGCGGGCGCAAATGGCGAAGTTCTGGGTGCACATGGCCGATGACCGGGTGCGGGACGCGCACCTGGCCGCCGGCGGGCAGAGGCGGACGCTCGACGATGCGTTCCTCGTGGGCGGCGAGCGGCTGACATTTCCCGGCGATACGTCGCTCGGTGCGGGGAGCGCGAACGTTGTGAATTGCCGGTGCCATCTGGCCTACGGGTCGGCAGAGCGGCGAGCGCCGCGGCGGCCGCAGCGCGTGGCTTGAAGTGAGAGGGTTAATCGCAATGGAATACACGAAATACTTCGATTTTGCGCTGAAAGCGATCAGCGACGACGACCCGGCCGGCCGGTTCGAGGGCTATGCCTCGACGTTCGGCAACAAGGATCTCCAGTCAGACATCGTGATGCCTGGCGCGTTCACGCGAACGCTGAAGTCATCGAAGGGCAAGGTGCCGATCCTCATGGGACACCAGATGGCGCGCATCGTCGGATTCGGCATCGAGGCGGAGGAAGACGAGAAGGGGCTGAAGGTCATCGGCGAGCTGACGCTGGACTGCGACGAAGGCCGCAATGCTTACGCGATGCTGAAGCACGCCGCGAAGGTCGGACACAAACCGGGGTTGTCGATCGGCTACGGCATTGCGAAGAATGGCGCCGAATACGACGAAGCCGCGGGCGTGCGGAGGCTGAAGGAACTGGATCTGTACGAGTACTCGATCGCCGCCGTTCCTGCGAACCCGCGGGCGCGGGTGGCTGGGGTGAAGGCGGCCGAGTCATGGACGGCCAGAGAGTTTGAAGAGTACCTGCGGGAAGCAGGGCTCTCGAGGGAGGCCGCGAAGCGCTTTGTGCTGCGCGGTTTCAGTGCTTTCGATCAGCGGGATGCTGACGGCGGCGAACACATCAGCGCGGATCTGGCGTTCACCGCCGAGCTGCGCGAACTGCGGGACTACATCACGCTGACAGGAGTGTAACGAGATGCCTGAAGGAACGGCATTGCTCAACAACGAAGATCGCGAGCAGGTGAAGGGTATCCTGCTCGAATTCAAGGAACAGTACAGCAAACTCCGCGAGCAGGTCGCAAAGCACGGGGCCGCGGAATCAGCGACGCTCGAGAAGATCGACAAGCTCGATAAAGGCATGGCCGAGATGCAGGGCAAGTATGATGCCGCAGCGAAGCGCGCCGACGAGCTCGAGATCAAGCTGAACGAGAAGCCGCGCGAGCGGGTGCCGATGCAGTCGCTCGGCGAGATCGTGATCGCCGACGCCGGACTGCTCGCGCACATCAAGAGCGGCTCGCGCAACGGCTACACGGTATCGGTGCCGCGTGGCCTGTACGGCGCGAAGGACATCACCGGCGTGTCGCGCGCAGTCCCCGAGTCGCTGCCGGGGATCGCGCCGGGCCCGCGTCTGGCGCTCGGCGTCCGGACGCTGGTTCCCCAGGGTACGACCACGGCCGGCGCGATCACGTATGTGGTCGAGACGTCGTTCACGAACAACGCCAACGTGGTCGCTGAGGGCACGGCGAAGCCCAAGAGTGACAAGGTGTTTACGCCGACGACTCAGCCGGTCGAGACGATTGCGCACTTCTTCAAGGTCAGCCGGCAGTCCTACGAGGACCTGCCCGGGCTTGCCGCGCAGATCGAATCGAACGGCATTTACGGGGTGCAACTGAAGGAGGACCAGCAACTGCTCAACGGCAGCGGCGTGGCTCCCCAGTTGAAGGGCTTCATGACGGTGGCGGCGGCGGCGCCGGGCGCCGGTACGGGTGCAACTCTGGTCGATGCGGTGGGAGCGGCTATCTTTGACCTGGCATCGAAGGGTTACATGGCGGACGGCACGGTGCTGAATCCGGCGGACTGGGGCGGCATTGCGATGCTGACGAACGCGCAGGGAAACTACCTGTTCGCCAATCCGCTCGCCTATAATCAGGCGCTGTCGCTGTGGGGTACGCGGATGGTTCTGTCGTCGCAGATGACCGCGGGGAACTTCCTCGTTGGCGCTTTCCGCGGCAACTCGCTCATCCTCGATCGCGAGGAAGTCAACGTTCGTGTCGCCGAGCAGAACGTGGACGATTTCGAACGGAACCTCCTGACAATTTTAGTGGAAGAGAGACTTGCGCTTCTGATTTTCACTGCAGCAGCATTTGAAAAAGGTACTACGCCTGCAGTGTTAAGTGCCGAGACGGAAAGCGCAGCGCGTCGGCGATAGGACGGATTGGGTTAAAGAGAAGAGGCCGGGGTCTTTCGTCCACGGCCTCTTCTGCCCGGAAAGCGGCCGACGTGCATTACTTTGTCGAGGTCGTCACCGAAGTATTTCAGACGGTTGTGAATCGTACCCTGACTAAACCCGAGTTCTCGATCCCACTTGGCGAGGGTTTGAGTCTTGCCGTTATACGTCAGGAAATGAGAGTTCCGACGATTGTTCAATTGCGTCTCAATATCCGCCCAGCGGCAATTGTCGGGCGAATAATTGCCCATGTTGTCGATGCGGTCAAGGGTCATGCCAGGAGGAGGATCGCCCATGTCGGCCAGAAAGTTGTCGAAGGTTCTCCATCGTTCACAAACGCTGATGCCTCTGCCGCCGTATCGCTCCCATGCTGTATTGCCCTGATCGCGGCAACGGCCCATCATGCTCATCCAACTGCGGTATGCGCGAGTTTTGGAGAGTCCGTGGGTAGAGAACCTATTGCGCGTGTCGTCGCTCCGAAGGCATCCGCAACTCCCGGTAGATCCATTGCGAA